GACAGCTCCAAGGCATGGCAAGTCATAAAAAAAAATCTAGGCAATATCCAACCACTGATAACCTAGTCCTGTGAAGAACAAAAAATTAGCACTGTAAATCTATCAGCCTCACAAGACCATGCCGCTTACAAACACTACTCAATTACCTGACAGAGACCCTTCTGGTTCTTCACAGGTATAATGTGGTGTCGGTGTATACAGGCGAAATAGAAAAATATCGCTGATTACCATTGCAAGAAACCATTCTCTGAGCTATAATCATAGCAACAATGTGTCGTTTACACCAAAAGGTATTTGCATGTACAATCTATGCTGCATAAGCAACGAGTTGAAGACCAAGGGAATCAGCTTTCAGACAATGACTTGGAAGCGATACAATGAGCTACAGCCAGAGGAAGCCTTGCTGGAGCTTGGCAAGCGATGGTTCAACAATGTTGTTGCTACACAATTCACCATAGATCATTGCGGTCGCAACGGCTGGGGTTACAGGGTTTCCAGCAGCCTGTTTCCGCTTCTGACGCATCCTGACTTCAAACGCAAGCTGACAGACATGGCTCAACACAAAGCCATCACAAGCGTATTTGAGAGCATTCACTCAAGCAACAAAGCAGCCGATGGTTCTCAAAAGGTCAGACTGTCCACACATCCAGACCAATTCAACGTGCTTGCCAGCACCAACACTGAGTCTGTGGCAAAAACAATAAAAGAACTAAACTCTCAAGGACTCACAATGGATTTGCTTGGGTGCGAAAGATCAAGACAAAACCCAATCAACATTCACATCAACTGTGCTCAGGGTGATCTTTCAGAAATTGCTGCACGATTCATACACAACCTAGAAAAATGTGACGACTCTGTCACAAGCCGACTTGTTGTAGAGAATGAAGACAAAGGATGTTGGAACGTCGAAAACCTTTTGAACTATCTGTACCATCCATATAAAATACCAATTACTTTTGATAATCTTCACGACAAGTGCAATCCATCAAAAACTTGTTTGAATGACTTTGGAGAAAAGGTCGAACACGAACTTTGTGCAGCTACGTGGGGCGATATCAAGCCCATTTTTCATTACAGTGAATCTGACCCAAACAATAAAAATCCTCGTGCTCACGCAGATATGCCCATTGACAGACCGTTTAGTGAATGTTATGATTGGGACATCGAACTAAAAGCAAAAGACAAAGCAATCAGAATGTTAAGGTAAACCATGAGAATATGGCACATAAGCGACACTCACTGTTTGCACAACCAAGTTCAAGTTCCACAAGACATTGACACGGTCGTTCATTCTGGTGATTGTTCCAACAGTAAAAACTCTGCCCTGAATTCAGTCGAGGTTTTTGATTTTCTTGATTGGTTTTCAGCATTAAAAGTTAAAAATAAAATCTTTGTGGCTGGAAATCATGACGTTTCGATTGAAAGAAGATTGATAACACCCGACTATATCAGAAGTTTGGGAATCATTTATCTGGAAAATGAATCAGCATGTGTTGATGGTGTAAACTTTTGGGGCAGTCCAATAACACCGTCTTTTGGTGATGGTTGGGCGTGGAACATGAATCGATCTAAAATAGGAATGGTATGGCAAACAATACCAAAATTCACAGACGTTATAATAACTCACGGTCCTCCCAAGGGAGTTCTGGATCTTTCTAGCAACTTTGCTACTGGAAACACAGAACTGTGTGGATGCAATAGCTTAGCAACAAGAATCATTGACATTTCTCCTAAGTTATCTTGCTTTGGTCATATACATAACTCAGAAAATTTTAGAAATGCTGGCTTGACAAAGCTAAGCGGACATGCTACAATCTACAGCAACGGATGCTGTGTTATCGACAGAACAATGCAATTGATAAGCAAGAATTTTTCTGGAAATTTATTAGAAATAGGTGGATACGATGCATGAATATTCAGCAACTGTAATCTCGGTCTATGATGGTGATACAATCACCGTGTGTGTTGACCTTGGGTTCCACATATCGCAAACAATGTCGGTCAGACTTGCGAGAATCAACTGTCCAGAGGTTCGAGGAAGTTCTTCTGTGGCAGGGCTAGAGGCAAGAGATTATCTAAGGTCTATCCTGCCAGTCGGCACGAGGGTGACTCTTGTCACCCACAAAGATGGTCGAGAGAAGTATGGACGATATTTGGCGGATGTTTACTTGAACGAACTGGAATGTTGGTCCGAGCCAAACCTCTTCAAATGCGTTAACGATATGATGGTGGCTAAGGGATTCGCTGAGTTTAGGGAATATTTATGACACAAAACCTTAAGCTTCCTATATGTCCTAAGTGTAACGATACGAAGCACGTTCGTAAGCTTGGGACCATTAAGCTCACTCCCGGATCTGCCAGACATGAGTGTAAGAATTGCAAGATTCAGTGGGGAGAGAGTGGTATCTCAGACACAGATCGTGAGCCACAACGCAAGCCTAATGAGTACGAGATCAACGAAGCACTCAGAGACTATGGTTTCGTAGAGGTACAAGAGAAACTGTGTCAGCAGTATGGATTCGTTTATGGAGGTATCTACCTCTTAGGATATCATGACTACGAGTACCATTCTATGAACCATGTAGGAGTTTTTGACGATTATTCGATTGATAAATCGTTTGAACCGACTCCGTCGAGACTATTCGGAGTTTATAATGATCGCCTTGGACTTCCTCTAAAAGCTGAAGACCCATATCTACTTTTTAACACCGGCAAGCACCAATATTACGTTTATGTAAATAATAGGTTCGGATGGATTATAAAATGATAAGAGTGGAAGATGATGTATAATGGAGGAGTGCGGTGACGCAGCTCTTGTCCTCAATTAAGGCCACAAACAAACAATGCGACCCATCATCTTGATCTACTACAAGGAATGGAGAAGGATCTATCCTCTTGTACCTGCTAAGTGGATTTTATATTATGCCAAGCATTGCAGCACTGGGTATATGCACCCATTATCTGCTATAGCATTTTTTGGGTTCGCTATCAGAGCGACCAAGTTTGTAGAACTCCTCCGTAAAAGACAAAATACAAAATATACTTTTTAACTGTGGTTAGGACTCGCAATGTTAGATTATAATCAAAGAGAACTTCTTGAAGAGATTGAATACTCCGGTATGGATGTGAAATCCTATATGTATGATATAGTTGGCTCTCCTACTATTGAGAAGTTAAGGGAGAATCTAGGGTCTCTGATCACTGAGGCGAAGTATCTGGTGAAGATTGCTGAGAAGTTGCATAAGTTGGTGGGTGTAACGGAAGAGAAGGAGGACGTCGGGCCATGCGTATAGCAGTACTCATAGATGAAGATGGAAACATCCTATCTGCTCATGGCCCATTTAGCTCAAGTGAAGAACTAAGAGTATGGGCAGAAACATCTCTGAAGAAAGCTGCTCGTGTGGAGTGGTGGAGATACGAGGATGTAAGGTTGGCGGGCGTAACGGAAGACAAGGGCTAAGTCGGCCCATTCTCTTTTACTGAATTAGATTAAGACGAAGCCATGGAATACATAGTAATACTCTCTGACTATCGCAAGGAAGACTGGGGAGAAGATACCCTAATCCCTATCAAGACATTTGGCCCATTCAACACAGAGGAGTCCGCATGGGGCAACAAATGGAACACCTATCTTCAGATCGATCATCAGGGATTTACTGTCGTCGAGCAAACGACAAAAAAACAGGCTGAATTTTTTGGAGAGATGCTAGCAATCGCATTGTCGAGAGTTACGACGGAATAGCAGCGGTCTCGGTGTCCGGTGCTGGTTTGGAATTAGTGTTTTTTTGGAGATCAATTATGGTAGTAGATAAAAACGGTATTGAGATCAAGTCGGGGCAAATCGTACTGGTCCACAACGACATTTTGAAGTGGGCAAAAAACAACAACAAGGAAGGCATACGCACAGCAGTTGTTGTGCAGCCGTTCCCGGATAGCCCAACAGTAAATGCTCCGGGACATTGGGTCGATATCGATATCGATAAGCAGGGGGTGGAAGGGATGCCATCGTATATTCTGGAAGTTACTAATTAGTAGCAGTTGGAAAGGGTGGCATATGCTCAAGTGGATCAAGGATCAAAGCGTTGGAGAGGCAGCGTACGCCGTTGGATGCAATGGAAGGGATCACAAGGTGGTTGATGAACGCTAAACAACTAAGAGAGATTGTAGATAATTCACACCTCTCTTCTCACAAGTCTCTTAAGCAATCTATTCGCAAGAGACTGGAGACCTCTGCGTACAACGGCTTCTACTACATCGTTTTTGATCACAGGTCTTATGATGGTCCTTTCCTTTTGCCAGAAGAATCAAGAAAATCCTTCATCGAAGAGTTGACAAAGGATGGATTTGTGGTAGAATGCGAGACGCGATGGTGGAAAAATCAAACGATTACAATCTGTTGGGAGAACGCATGAATCTATCAGAACTTGTTGAATCATTGGGTGCCACAGAATTCAAGGCTCGGCTCGTTGCCGAACTGGATGATCTTGTCGAGCAGAATCCTGACTTTGTTTATATCACACAGGATCAGTTGGATAAAAGTGATTTAGAGCATAAGTGCTCATATGATTCTGGACCTCAGCTCAATACTGGCCGATCCGAAACGCACTTTGGGGCACACCAATACGTAGTACACAGACCATTTGAAGACAATACCGATCAACAGAACAAAGGTTGTATCTTTGGTCAAGCTCTTCGGGCTATGGGAGTTGATCTGTCAGGCAATGACTCGGGCATCGAGTTTATACTAACTCCATTGTTAGGAATACAATTCGCACGACCTTGTCGGGGTATTCAGTGTCGTCAAGACTCTGGAGAAAAATGGGGAAACTTAAACGTTCGATCATTGGATGGATTGTAAAACCATGCTGAAAGACGAAGTCCCAATGACTGGAAGCCTTGATAATGACTACGCCTTTGGTGATTACGTCTGCCACTGCGAACGTTGCGGGGTGCAATATCATGGGCCAGATCATACTTTGACGTGCTTCAAATGCTATTCTGTCCAATTCATGGAAGAACTAGAAAGACCAGTTGTCATAAACTTCTGGCCGATAGTTAAGCTATTTATCATAGCTATTGTCTCGGTGGCAGTAGTACTCATGTAGTTACTAGGGGAAGAAATGACAGAAAACTGGATAGATATTGCAGACAAAATGCCGGAGCAGAATGAAGATGTTTTGTTCTGCTGCGAAATTGATGGTAATTTCACGACAGTCAGTCTTGGCTGGTACACCGGAGCAAAGACGCTCGGAAGAGCCATTGTTATGCAAGAACGAGAAGATGATTGGCTACCATGCACGCACTGGATGGCTTTACCAAAAACTCCGTCAGGAATGTGTCTAAAGACTTTCAGTGGAGTCAGGTGATCGTCGCAACTTCTCCCGACGTGATGAGAGCACGGTGAAAATTCGTGCAGTGGCGAAAGCCACAGGGTAAGCGGCGTGGTTTAGTTGACACGCTCTGAATGGCTCCATGCCATATAGTCGGGGAAGGACCGACAAGTAGGTGCAATTCCTGCCTTACCCTTTCGATAAATATTTGAAACCAACCGTTGACATACAGTAAAGCAACGTTATAATGAGCGAATAGGAGCGTAGAAGATGATCAAGCCATTCCTCGAACAACTTGAATATTGGATTGATACGGAAGATTTCATCGAGCTACAGAGATGCGAGTTCAAGGTAGCAGAAATGCTGAACAGCTACAGTCGTGTGGTAACAGAGATGGAGGAAGACAAGTCTTCCTTTCTGTGGACCGATCCGATGGCGTTGGCCGTTCACAAAGAGCTTAAAAAACTGAAAGCATTAGTTAAAAGGGTAGACGCACTCTACAAGAAAACTGACAAACAAAAAAAGAAAGATCAAAATGTGCTACGAGATGCGACAATCGTTTAAAAACGGAAATGTATGGTATAAGATATACAAGGATGACAAGGTTGTTTATATATACAGCCACGAACAAGAGGCAACACAAAAACTGGAATATCTTAGAGAAGAGATATCCGCAAAAGCTTTCAACAAGGCTCACGAAGGATCACTTTATCTTTCAGCAGCTTTCACTGACTCAAGATCTGGCATGGGTCAAAAAGGCTAAACTATTATTTTCAAGGAATGGACGTATGATGGAATACTGGCACTGCATCTTGGGGCCTGTTGACTCAAGTCTACTTTCACATGGAGCAGATTTTCCTCTCAGACAGGCTGTGAGAGAAACCTTCTACGATGTACCTGCACACCTAGATACTATTGTCAAAATCTCAAGTGGTTGGGGTATGACTCAGGATATTGTAGACAAGATACAAAAGATCAAGTCAGATAGCTTCATGGAAAGGAACGGTATAGTTGAACCAAAGAACGATATATGTGCAACTGCCGAGCAACGCACAGCACAGTTAATGTTCACTCCGAAGATGTACTTACCACCTTTGGCCAACGCTTATTCGGACTATATGATCTCCAAACATGGTATGTGTGGAGCAACGTATGAAATTACCTTTAATACTTATGCACACTTGGTTGAGGGTCTTCCCACAGAATATCCTCCGTGTAGCGATGCTATAGATTGGTTCAGGAGACATGGTCATGAAAAACCCTAAAGAATTGCCAAGTGGTTGGAAATCCTACGTGTTGGGACTTCCACAGCACTCTCAACTCAACATTCTTATGAGTCTGCTTCATTGGCAGATAGATGAACTAAAAGGTCAAGACATACGGTTTTCCCCCGGAGAAGACCCAGATTATCAGGGTACTTACACGGCAAATGCTGACATATACTGGACTTCACATGGAAAGAGTTTGCTAAATGAAGATCGGTGACAAGATTGTTTGCGTAACAACAGCTCCAGATTATACGCTTCGTGGCAAGTCCGACAATGCTCGGTGCGTAGTGGGTAGAGAGTATAAAATATGCGATGTTATTCAGTCTAAAATGGGGGTTTTATTGGATATTGATGGTGAGCTACATATGGCTGACTGTTTCAAGGTGGTCAACGAACAATAAAAAACTTGACGTAAATATGAAATCTTGTACGATAACAGTTGTGTTTGGCTGATATTTTGACTATAATCATGAGGGTCATAGTTGATGAAAGAAGTTATCTTAGTGATACTGATATACTTCCTAGCATTCCTTATAGCGTTGTTAGGTTGTTATTTCTGTCAAAAGATTGGTGCATATTTGTTGAAAAAGCAGAACGAAAGAGATTACGTCACGATACTGATATGCGTTGATATGCAAGTGGTTAAAGCAGACAGACTGTAAATCTGTTCTCTCGCGGGTTCGGAGGTTCGAATCCTCCTCAACGCACTAGATTTTACTTACTAAGGAAATAACATGACCAAGAGTGTAGTTCTCAGTCGAGGATTTTTCCCACATGTCATTATGCCCGATATCCATCAGGTCTTCACCAAGACTGATAAACTTGAATTCCCCCTAAATCTTGTTGGAGACGAGAGTGGTATCGCCAATATCTGCCCACTCATGATAACTACATGTATAGACTATGATTCTAAATATAAGAATCGAACAGATATAGTTGATTGGTGTGTCGAAGCATGTGCGGCAGGGCTCCGGAACAAGATAGAAAAGGAGATGCTGAGTCTCCTATTTTGTGCTGGACTAGAGACTAGAATTAGACGCCCAAGGTTTTGGAAGGGGGAAAAAACTAAATGGAAAACAGAAGGCGAATATCTTAAATATCGTAAATTCATTATGAGCCCAGAGACAATTGAAGACTGTAGCTCTGGGCCGAATCCATCGAAGTATCTTCTTTGTAGTGATCTACTTGGAAAAGATCAGCCTTCTCAACAAGAGTTACTCACAAAGTACGGTCAAAAATTCAATGGGGATATCTGCCTAAGAATAGATTCTAGCAAATCCGATAGTATCGTCCTAACACATCTAGCGAGTCTACCTTCACGAATGGGCTTCAATACTTCGTTTGACTTTGACCCTAAAACACTCAAGGTTACAGAAAAGTCATTCAGAAAAAGTGGTAGAGAAACTATATCTTTAGCATACTTTTGTGCCATGGGGGTTCTGGACTATAGAAGTGTAACTTTATTCGATCTATAGAATACTTAGGGACGAAGCCATGATCCAAACAACTCCAGCAAAAAACCTAAATGGAACCTACAAGGTAGATGGGACCGTCGTCATCTGTCTCAAAGATGGTCAGGTCGAAGAGGTAGTCTCGGACCTACAGCTCAATGTACAGATATTCAGTGTGGATGACGATTGCGATGGCAACGGATATGGTGGCGGATATCAGGGAAAGCCATCCCGCCCTCTCTGGGAATTTTTGAGGAAACTCATGCATTTCCACTCGACAAATGAGAAGTAAGTGATACAATGACGCATATCGCGATTGAATGTAATGAAAACCCAGTGGAACAAGGGGTTTACGACTGGGGAGATAGGGCAGAAACAACAGTGCGAATTTTGACTGATGGGTCTGTTATTGTTTCCCAAGGAGACAAGAGTATCACGATTGAAAACTTGGGATTCTTTCGAGATGTGTCAAAGGTATTCGATCGTGCGATTGATAAGATGCCTGAAAGTGAGTTGCAAATGACCCTATTGTATAGATCAATGGGTACAAGCAGAAACTTACCAAGGTGTAATTGGAATTAAGCAGGAGCTAGCGATAGTAAACCTGCTTTATCCTATAGATCTCCCTATTGACTTCTCAAATATTAAGGGGTATAATGGACTACTATAAAATACCACCAGATGTCCTCACTGGAGAATTTCCCCCAGACTGGGTTAGGCTTAGACTTGCCCTAGACGGCGATGGACCATTCTTCTTGCACAGCAACATAGGGCCGCTTCACAAGACTGGTCTCTATCGTGGCTTCTATGCCGATATAGGTGACTGGGTCATAAGAATCAGAGATGGCCTTGAGACCTTATACCCAAATGGACTATACATCTTATGCAAATCACATCAATAAATAAGAGAGACGGCGTCTGGCATGTGGGCTTCGCTCATGGCGACATGATCGGGAGCAGAATATACTCTGATCCCTACAGACTTTTACAGTTCTTGGTTGATTCTGGTTTTGTTTTGGACAGAATCTCATATGACGCCCTAAAAGGACAAGTCTTTGATATTGAGACAGTTATGAAAGACATAGAAACCCTCTATAAGGAGCGTAGCCCGTGGATGGAAATCAGAAATTCTGGCTAGGATTCTGGCTTATTGTGACCGGATCAGTGTTCGGAATGAGAATCCTCTGGATCGTTGAACAATATCTCAAGAATCAGAGTTGACAACTAGCTTCAGCCAGTTAGAATAAGGAAAACGAGGCCATGAAGATCGTAACCCACCCAGATAATAAAAAACACCTAGATAAGATCCTTGAGCACGTAACTAACGAGTTTGACGCGATTGGCGTCCGTCCAGCAAGATTGGATGGGTTCGAGATCGTTTACACTTGTGTGCTACCACAAGAAAAACCCAGTAAAACAGAATTTGTGGCTAGACATGACAGATTCTGCGAGTACAATACGTCAGAACCATCAGACTGGGAAATCTTCTGTGGGTACGTGGCACCAAAGATGGTGCCGAACTTCATGATGATGGATGATAGAAAATACACGGTCATGAGAAATGGAAGTCCAGAGGTACACACATGGTAAACGGCAAAACTGATATGAGATTTGTAAAAGTGGCCAATGTAGTTTACGTCCGTAAAGACGACATAGTCTCATACCTTGAGAACATGGCCGAATACGAGCCTCATGATGAATTCACACACGACGCTAGTCTACGCTTAAAAGAAGCCGCAAAGCTTCTGGGAGAAATCGGATGCTTAGTCAAACAGAAATGAGAAAGCTTCACTTGGAAGGCAACAAAGTGTACTACCATCCAAAGATTGGTTTATACACCGTGACTTGGATCGAAACTGGAAATAACGACATTCCGGTTGTTGAGCCACTTGGCCCTCTTGACTTATTCAAAAAGATGGATTAAAATGACGCCAGAAGATTCTATAGGGTACACTAGATATACACATAGATATCTAGAACATTTAGCAGATAACCTGAATGTCAGATCAATATGCAACCACGTTTTGGCAGATCCACGATTTATTCTATGGTCTGGCTCATCACGACGTGAGCAGCATCATTATGGCATGAGGGGACTTTTCACGCATACTACAGAGGTTGTCAAACTTTGCTTGGCAAACAATGAACTGCTAGGATGCAAGCTCAATAATACTGAGCTATTCCTATCGGCCTTATTCCATGACTGCGGCAAGATGTGGGACTACGCTCCGAGTAGTTTCGAGAATGAAGTTCCTGATTATAGCAACTGGATTTCGACGCCTCATAAGCGAAGCATCCATCATATCAGCCGGTCTGCCATAGAGTGGAACTTAGCAGCAAAGTCTAAGATAAGCGAAACTTTACTAGACGCAGTAACCCATAATATTCTGTCTCACCATGGGCAGCGAGCTTGGGGAAGTCCTGTGGCTCCAAAAAGCGGAGCAGCTTGGATGCTACATTTGTGCGATGGAATTTCCGCGAGAATGAACGACTGTGATAGTTGTGACCCTTATGGGAGTATTCAATGATCAAGGCGACAATAGAGCAACTCAGACTGCACCTTGAAGATGAGTTTCATCCAGCCTTGGTGCATGTTGGAGACGGATTATGTGGATTACTAAGAGGTATTGAAACCGTTGAAGGAAAGACATGCGTTGTGGTTCAGATCTTTGGTGATGACGTTAGATTCAATTGGAAGAAAGCTCAAAAGTTTGAGTATGATTTAACAAAATTAGATTAGGAAAAATTTATGAACGACCAAGTTAACCGGGACGCCGCGAGCGTCGTCCCAACCTCAGAAAGCGTAGACGGCGGCTCCGGTTCAACGCATTGTTCGTTTTCTGCGATTAATTACGACAACACAATGCTATTGGATCTACACGCAGATAGTTTATATTTGCCAGATTCCATTGAGGCTGTAGACGTGGTTAAATTATGCGAACGATTTGCTATGCGACAATTTCAAGACCTTGTCCATGATTGCATGTTGAAAGCCTATACTGCCGGAGAATTATCTAATGATGATGGGCACGCAGTCCTCAATCGTCGTCCGGGAGTGTAATAGACTTAAACGACCCAGAAGTTAATCAAGGAGAAGCCATGTACCGGATAACAATCTACCATATCGACAACGATGCAAATATAACCAAGTATGATGGCGGTACTGATTCATACGATAAAAATAGTAAAAGTGATGTAGATCCAGCATGGGCTCTCTCTACTTTTTGGAAGTATGAACACTACATGCCCGGCGACGGATGGGATTGGGCAATGACCCCGGAAGAATTCAATGCAAAATTCGCAGAGGGAATCAGAATCCTCCACATGGAGTTCATGCCACAGTATGGATTCAGGGGAACATCCTTGGTGGAAATTCAGTCGGATAGGATTGGCCATGAAGAATGACTGGGAAAAATCCCCAAATGATCGCAAGGAAGAGGCATTTTATGCCTCCGATCAAACCAAAGCTAGGGCAAAACCCAAGAAGGTGGACAAACCCTTCGTTGTAGAGAGTCGCCATAAGGAAGTTTCTAACCAAATTTTCCAATTTCTGCTGGAATGGTCTTGCAAAAGGAAGTTTGAGACTCTAGAATTAGCTCAAAAGTACGTTGATAAACTCAAGCGACAAGCTTACTCTGACAGAAAAGAATTTCGAATCACCATAGATGGGAATTAAATGACACTCACAGAATTATTGACACAATGCCAAGACCTTGTCGATGCCGGATTTGGTGACAACGTAGTCATCAAAGCATCAGATGGTGAGGGTAACACTTTTATTTCCGTAGGAAGTATTCAAAATGACAGAGTCACAGGGGGACCATACCGATTCGAAAGCGTATCCGAAGAAGAATACGAAGAATACGACCAAGAAGACTACCTCTTCAACGTCATCTGCGTCCGGTAGGAAGTATTCGCTCGTTGTGAATGTAGAACAGGCTCGTGTAATCCGTGAGGCTCTTGAGGTTTATTCACGCCTGAAGCATGGACAAATCAGCGAGCTACGCAATCTCTTCATGGACCGCTGGTGTGCCCCCGATAGCCGGTTCAACTGGGACAACGAGTGGATTTTTGATGCTCTAAAGGCTATGATCTTCCCAGATCTAGAGAAGAATGCCTCCTACGGTGTTGGCAACAAGGTATATCCTGAAAGTAGTGTGGCGTGGGACGTCATGCAGGTGCTTCGTCACAGACTGGCATGGGACCGATTGAAGGACGAAGGCAAGGATAAACCTGAGCATTGGGGGGTTCATTACAATGAACCAATGAGATTTGGTACTGAACCATTAGCGGAGATCAAAGTTGAAAAAGATAGCGAAGAAACTGACTAAAGAATGGCTTAAGTGGAAATATGGTCCACGATGTGACGATTTCACGTCAGGATGTGTCGTTTGCAATAAATGGCAGTGTTTCGACGGACTCTTCAAAAGAGTAGATCCTTTAACTCTCGAAGAAGATATCAAAAAACTTGAGAAGGATTTAAAATGGAAGAAAGAGATGCTTCAAGAATTCCTGAAGGACCCTACTGTTACACCAGAGTCAACGGTAAGCGAGTCAACTGCCCCTATTGGGGACGCGATTTATCCCGAGACGAGCAGGAGTCAGGATTCTGTACCTTCCTAGGCCTAAAAGACTGGGAGGATACCTGCGGTGTCCCCCTACTCTGGGACGGCATAAAAGAATGCGGCATAAATAACTTTCACGAGAATTGGGAGGCGTAGCCATGATCTACCAAATCTACGTCTATGATCGCCAGCTTATAAAGTACAGCGATCGTAAGCACAACATTGATGGATTCTACTCGGATTCCGATCAAGCCGAAAAAGATCTTGTAAGAGCTTCTATATTAGAGCCGCAACAATTAATCTTGGCAGAGCTTACAGGCTCTACAAGTTATATTGTCGCCGTTGCTAGATTTGGAAGAATTCAATACGTATCAATCTAAGGGGCAAAGCCTATGACGTTGTACGAACTAATCAAAGATGGCCTCGATAGAGACATAGTTTGCTTCGATACCGAATCTAACATACTATCTAAGCGACTGATATGCCTGATGATCCAGACCGCACAAAGGCAAAATATAGATGCCATCACCTTCTATATTGACGACATCGCTAAAGCAGATCTCATGAGTGAGATTTGTTCGATAGAAAATTGGATCAGTCCAAATATCACAGAAACTATCTATGGCCTCAGCCTATTCTTCGTGGAAGGCCTAGATACCGCCCACGAAGTACATGAGTTCCAATCTTTCTATACCAAGATGGGCGGAACATTTCCTCAAAAATGGTGCTATTCGGGATTAAACAAAGACAAGAAAAACTTGGTGGTTTTGGCCGGTAAAGATAAAGCCATTCTTGGATGTTACTAGGCTTCGCCAACAAAGGAACTCTCATGTCTCAAGTAATTCCGTGCTTCAATTGTAAGCAGCCAACCGAAAAAACTGTGCTTAAAGATCAGGTCTGGAAATGCAAATCTGGCTGGATAGTGCATAGAGTTCTGGTCCCAGAACTCATAGTCAACATGTGTGCTGCCTGCGGTGAGAATAGCATTGGTGGCGATGGTGATGAGCAAATCACCGAGGCTCTGCTAGTTCATATCTCTAAACCATGTGGATGCTAAGAGGCTATGCCTCACAGTAAATTTGATGATCTTAGCGGGATTTTAGGTAGACCTTTTGGGAATTGTGGAGGATAATATGGACAGAGAATACTTCAAAGGGGTAGTTTGGCCAAGAAATGATGGGCCTCTCCATAGGTATGTCATTGTGGGGATGCTCGTTTCAGAAAAGGCTATCCCTGAATTCGAAGGGAAGAACGAAATTCTGATTGACGGGCCGAGTTTTGGTGCGTCAGATCTTCTACTATCTATTCGCCATAGAGAATCGAACTTTGGTGGCGATGCCGTTAATGTATTGCTATCTCTAAAAGAGATGAATTACGAGGACACCTATGATCTACAAGATGTGTGATAGAACAGATGGAGTAGCCGGTCACGTCTGTATCGCTAGATCTGAAGATGGAAAATATTGGCAGTTCTGGAATAGAGGAAAGTGGCTATCTGTGTGCGATAGGGATAAGCAAATAGATTACATCTATGATGTATTTGATAATCTGATGGATCTAAACCAGCGGCACGCTATCAACCTACTGATGAAGTACATCTTCCTAGCGGAAGAGAGCATAGATATAAACTTGGCCGTTCTAGTGATAACCCTTCCCGTCAAATACAATGCTACCATCATTGAAATTAGGCAAAAATTCCTTGATCGAGTGTCGTATCACGACCGAGATCTGATTGTGGGGCTAGAATGACCGGACTATCACCAGAACAAATCAAGGAGCGAAGCTATGATTGAAGTAGAAATAACTGAAGATATGAAACAAAGAGCTTTGAAAAAAGCTCATGAAATGGGAAAGCTAAATCATTCCATAACAAATGGTGGTGGAAACATAGCCGGTTTCTTGGGAGAAGAAGTAGCCAACTATATTATAAAAGGAACCATAACAAACACTTATGATTACGATATCGTGGATGAACACGGAATAAAATATGACGTTAAAACAAAGAGATGCACAAGCAAACCAAAAGATTATTATGAATGCTCTATAGCTGAATATAATTTAAAACAACAGTGCAATTATTATGCTTTTGTCAGAGTTGAATTTGTCAACAATCAATGGGGAAGAGCATGGTATCTGGGCGTTTACGATAAAGCGTCTTATTTTAAAGATGCAAGACTCCTTAAAGAAGGCGATATTGATTCAGACAATAACTTTCGAGTGAAAGCCAACTGTTACAATATGCCCATCAAACAATTAATGCAAAATTTAAATCAAGACAGGTGAAAAAAATGGCAAGACTAAGCGGCTCAAAGACAAGGCACGAAAATGGAGTTATCGTAACAACAAAATCTCATTATGGCAGTCACAAAGAGATGGTTGTTGACCACAATGAATATGGCGTAGAACTCAAAGAAGATCAGGTTCTATTAAAATCAGATACTCATTTTTATGTGACCAAAAAGAACAGACTTGACGATGGATTAGCTGATCCCGCCAGATACAGCTCTGAAAAGCTTCTTTTAACAAAAAAACCACAAGAATAAACGGGTGCCTGCAATGAAAATATACATAATAGTATTTATTGCTTTTGAATCTGACATCAGCATTGAACCTTTGGGCGCATTTTCATCGTTAAAAAAGGCTGAAATGCACGTTAAAGAATTAGAAACCTTTATAGATAAATACGAAGAGTCTAACTTTTTGTACGATATCATTGATTACGACTTAGATTCAGAACCACCTCTGCTCAAGTGGTTTAAAAGCGATCAGCAAGAAAGATACAGCAGTGTTGAACAAGATGTTTTAAGACTCGTTGATAAAGGGTTCGTTGATCAACTGGTCGGTGAAGATGGAAATTTTTACTATGAACCCACAAAGATTGGAAATCAATCTCCTAAAATAAAAAAAGCAGTGGATAGCTTCAATAAGATATTTAAAAAGCAAAGTTAATAATATGGATATGTCATCTTTATTTAAAAATAGGTTGAAAAGCTATAAACCAACACGTTGGGACAATATCTTTTTTTCCGAAGCTGTGTTATGGTCCAGAATGTCTCATGACACACAGACTCAATGTGGATGTGTTCTTGTCAAGAATAAAGCCACAATAGCGACTGGATACAACGGTTTTATCAGAGATATAAATGATTCCGTTTTTCCTAAAACAAGACCGGAAAAATATCATTTTATGATTCACTCAGAGTCAAACGCTGTGTATAATGCCGCCAGAGAAGGAAAATCCACCATGGGTTCTCGGGCCTACATCACCGCTCCTCCGTGTCGGTTATGCCTTCAAACATTGTGGCAATGCGGAGTTTATGAAATTTATTTTACAGACATATCCTCTCCTAAAAATTGTTTTTACGGAGAAGAATACCACAAAATATTGGATGAAATGCAAAAGTCAAAACCGGGAGTTTTAGATTTCAGATACTTTCCTCACACATCTCTGGACGCAGCTTATCTCAAACAAAGTATAGAAAAATTTGAAAATCCTGATTAAACGACTTGACAAAACATTCCGAACAGACTATAATAATCGAGTGAGATCACAACAACAACAACAAAGGGAGATTTAACATGCTATCAATCATTGAAATGGCAGAAGCACATCTGGTTAACGTTAAGAGAGAACTTGCTTCTCTGAATGAAACACGGTTGTCTGTCGAAAAGGAAATTGAAAAGTTTACAATGTATTTTCAAGAAGGTGAAGCCACTTTGCTTGATTATAGATCTCAGGCTCAGGCTCAGGCTCAGCAACCAAACCTTGTGGGTCAAGCAGACATTCTGAAGGTCGGATCTAATGTTCGACCTGTTTAATTAGTAATTAGTTAGGAGAGTTTTATGAAGAGTAGTGATTTTTACACAGCGTTGGGGAATCTTCCAAAGTCTTATCGATTTTCGGTAACGGACAATGTAATCTCTGGGATTGAAAGGCACGGTATGATTCTTAATCCAATCACTGCTGTGGCGTATCGAACCGTTGGAGAAGCTTATGGAACCAACAAGCGAGAAACAACGAGGGCTGGCAAAGATCTCGGTCTTGATAAAGAATTTGTAGATCATGTTTATAATGCAACCAAGGGTACTTCAAATCGCGGCAATGCCCAAGTAGTTCGTGGCAAGATTAGATCAGCTTTAGGAGTATAGTTATGAATCAGAATTGTTGGAATGGTGCTGGACGTTTGACAAATGATGCTATCTTCACCAACACCAAGAAGGGCACTGCGATGAGCAAGTTCCGACTTGCTGTCAATGACCGTAGGAATGACGAAACATTGTTTATCAATATTCTTTGCTTCGGAAAGATGGCAGAGAATCTAAACTCTCTGCTTGTAAAGGGCAGGCTTGTTTCAATCACCGGCAAGCTAAAGATTGACGATTATGAGGATGAAAACAACAACAAGAAGAGTTCTATCTGCGTTATGGCAGATGAAATCTCTCTTGGTCCTGAACCATCGACTATCACTCCAAAGACGAAGGAATAGAGATTGACTCCGATAGGAGTTGCCAGATTTCGAGATCATACACCGAGTGCAAGAGCAACCTGATCAGACACAATGCTCTGTTTGGGGCCGGTGTGGGACTTAAGCCGGAATCTGGCTTAATCTGAGACGCGGTGTGGACAGCGACACACAGTGTAACGGCATGGCATAAGCGATCCGACGTGGCGAAAGCTACGCTGATTAAGTATCGGACAACTTTGCTTAGCGGGTGCAATTCCCGCCGTCTCATCCATAGCTAAAGCTGGAACTTATAAGTTTTGTATACGGAATTTATAAGGCTAGATGGGGGCGTACCCGTAGTTAACAAGCACCATCGGTGGTCCAATTCCACCATTAGCTTCCATTCTCCTCAAGAGAATACAGGTAACGTATAAGGGGGCCAAAGACCGTGGTTTTCGTGAAATAAACACCCAGAGGCAAGCCTAGGCTGGGTGATAAAAACACGACGTAGCTTTAGGCAACTTAGCTTGATCACTTGAGTTGTGGCTGTACTCTTTCTCTTGAGGAGATTCTTATAGTTGGCACCCGTAGTGTAACTGGTTAGCACATAACTCTTTGACAGTTATAGTCCAAGTTCGAACCTTGGTAGGTGTATTGTATTTTTTTTGTTAAAACGGGCCATACAGGTATTGATTGTCAGTGTTTGGTATGAATGCGTGTCGTAGTTGATCAGTGGCTACGTAAAAACTGATCGAAAAATAAGTGCAAAAGCAACGCCTTTCGCTCTAGCTGCATAAGCTCGGGGGTATTCTGCCCCCTGTAACAAAAGCAGGATAGTTATATCTTGTAAACAAGCTGACTGAGTCAGCAACAGAATATGTTGGGCAGAGCCCAAATACACACGTAGACTTTATATTGATGCATTCGGCAAGACGTGGATTCGATTTCCACATGGTCCACTTTTTATGTTAGGGTAAAGAAATGAAACAAAGAATTGGGATCAAGTTGAAGGTTGCTTCCGACACACGGGAATCAGCAATTTATTTGTTGAAGAAGTGTATTGAGGAAATTGAGATAGGCAGAAACTCAATGTTTTATCCTTTGCCAGACGATGATGATACAGAGGCAGATATCTCAGTTGTCCTTCTCGACAACGACGAAGGAGTCTATGATAGTTGGAGTCACTGTTTCACATTACCCAGAGGAGTGTAAAAATGCAACGTAATCCTGAATTGGACACTTAGGAGCTATCCATGAAGAGAAGATTATTTCTGGGTGCGATAGCATCCCTGCCGCTTTTGGGCAAAATGCCCCCATATTTTCCTGCTCCACCAGTCCCAAAAATTATCAACCTATCAGTAAGGACTGAATTCCAGCTTACTACTATTTTAACGTCTGGACTCTTAGAACCATATGATCCTGACCCGCCTCCAGAAATTAAGCTTATGGCAGAGTACGACGATGGCTCTATAAGACATTTTGAATGCTCAAAGTGTGCGTGGTCCGACTCGCTTGAGGCGGGGTACTCGGATTCAAAATGCGATATCGTAGGAAGCGATATGGTGGTTGATATGTCGTATACCATCAAGGGTACAAACGAAACTAAAGTAGCTAGATACGTCTATAGGGACATTAAGGAAGTGCTCAATGGGATTTGAAGTAAAAGTTTTAGCAGATAGTCTGTCTGCCTCAAGCAGCAGTCGGCTCACTACGCTCATGATGACCTATCCAAGGATTATTCATAGTGAACATCTGAGACATCGTATGTTCTCTTTCAATGCGGCTAGCAGCAGAGCTATACCAGTTGAGAAGTTTATCAAGCAGGTCGAGGAAGATCCATTCGTCCCAATTCATTGGGGTGCTGCCCAAAAGGGGATGCAGGCATATGGGGAGATACAAGACATAAACGAAAAGTATAGATTTACTGGAGTTTGCCATCTTCCAGACGATGATGGTAATCATGCCTCAACTATGCAATCGCATATGTCTGATAGCAAATATTGCGAAGAACTGTGGCTATCTGGAAGAACCTCTGCCGTGTATTATGCTAAGCAGTTGTTAGCACTAGGTCTACACAAACAGATTGCTAATCGTATTCTTGAGCCTTGGATGTGGACCACAGTTATTTGTACTGGTACTGATGGCGTGTGGAATAACTTCTTCGCACTCCGATGCCATCCAGAAGCAGAACCACACATTCAAAAACTAGCTTATATGACTCGTGACGTTATGAGAGCTTCATGGCCGAAGATTCTCGAAGTGGGAGACTGGCATCTTCCCCTGACAGGATTCCCCGGAGATGAGTCCCTGTCTAAGGATGATCTGATCAAGGTTTCTGCCGGTAGGTGTGCCCGCGTCAGCTATCTCACCGCCGAAGGCACCAGAGATGTCTCTCAGGATATTGCTCTGCACGACCGTTTGGTATCCTCAAAGCACTTTAGCCCAACTGAGCATCAGGCTATGTGTGGCCTCGAAGACTCATTCTTCTCAAATGGTGGGAATTTCGGGCAAGGATGGATTCAGTACAGAAAGACTCTACAGGGAGAATACCAGTGCTTATCGACGTGATCAAGGAAAATATTATCAGTGCCACCAAAATGAGAAATCAGCTAGCCAGCGACATCCTAAAGGTTGTTCTCGGTGAGTGTCAAACTAGAAACGACTTCACTGACGATTTTATCATTCGATACTGTAGAGAAATAGTAAAGGGCAACACTGAGACTATGAAATTTGGAGAGAGTGCCAAGCTATCTCGTGAAAATGAACTACTGCGTAGCTATTTACCAAAAGAGGTCAGCAAGGTTGAACTCGAAGTTTATGCTGGCCAAATTTCTGGGGAGATCAAAGCCGCTCAAAGTGACAAGCACGCAGTCGGGGTTCTGATCAAGTATGTGAAGTCGTTAGGGCTACTCGCAAGCGGGGACGTGGCAAAAGAAGTCATTTCACCACTGAGGAACTCAGCATGAGCAATATCAATGATCTAATATCTAAGTCATACTATCTAGATTCAAATAATCCGCTTGGTGATTACATAAGGGATTTGCATAGGATAAGTCTACGCTCTGATAATGTTTCTTGTGATAAATTCAGGGCAGCGGTAAAAGAAGAAATAGATAGGGTTGAATCAGTTCTATCCTCGTACACAGAGATAGAGTACGACAAGACTTTCAAAGTTAAAAGGCTAGTTCCTCCCGACCGTTTGATTGACAAGGACCAGTGGGGCAAATGACGCTACTATTGAAGATGGACTGGGTAGTTGAAAAAGATATCTTTGAAGAGAACGAGCCGCAACTAGTCGAAATCCTTGGGGATAGGCTGAGTTGGGTATCTTATGGAATAAATGGGCCGACGTTCTCCAAGTCTCCCGTTACGGACTACATCTTCTACGGTACTCATACCCTAGGTAGACGACTTCAAAAGTCCAAGGGGCCAAAAGCAATATGCTGGCTCTACGATAAAGTCTATGACTGTAACTACTATCTTCCATTCTTTGGCGGTTATGCCTTAAATAATCCCCACTTATTTGTAGAAGCTGGCACCTTTTCTTTACTGAGAGCTTCCCTAGGCTATGAGGCAATGTTCGTTAAACAGAACAGTGGCTACAAGACGTTTACAGGGCTTGTTGTGGATTCAGAAATCCCAACTGATCTCTACAGAGACGAACTGCTGATGCTCGCTCCAGTGAAGCCTGTGGAGCTTGAGTGGAGATTCGTGATAAGAAATGGTTCCATCTTGACACAGTCACCTTACGGTGATATACTCGACAGCGGCCTGCTGATGGAAGAAGCCAAAGAATTTGCGAAGTCTGTCATTCCGGAGGACTATGATCCTGCTCCAATGTGGACACTGGACGTTTGCAGATCCGAAGGATCATATAAGGTTGTTGAGGTCAATAGTCTCCTGTCTGCTGGGTGGTACAACTGCGATATTGCAAAAATAGTGGAGGCAGTAGATCAGCAACAACTATGATCGTAACATTGGCTGCTCAAGAAAAACCCATAGGTACATACTATGGGTTTTTTTGTAGCCTCATGTTACGCCTAGACTTTTCATGACAGAATTTTGACAATCTTTCCGAAAGAGCTTGACAAAGATGGTGACTGCAAGTATAATACAGATATGGAGTGAGGAGTGCATTCACATCAATCAATTTTTAGAATGAGACGTGTATCGATGGAATTTCAGCCAGACTCAGTCATGATAGCAGCAAAAATCCTAGGAACTGCTATCGGTACATTTTTTGGTATATGTTTTTTTATAGGTGTTTTGAACGGTTCCACTGAGATCAAACCACTCGCTATTCCAGATAATTTTGAAATTGGTTATATTTCTGATCGTCACAGCGTAAAGCAATTCAAGTCTAATACAGAAGAAATCAATATTTTAAGGAATAAAGTTCAAAAGCTTAAGTTAAAAAGACAATTAGCTGAAGAATTAGAGCTGAAAAGATCAAAAAAGACCAGAAGCAAACATGCCCTTTTCGATGAATGTGTGTCTACTCTAATTTCTTTGGGAGAAAACAAAGCTCGGGCAACTCAGATCACCGCTGAATTTTTAGAAAAAAGTCCAAACGTAAAAACAATAGATGAATTTATTACAGGAGTTTTCAAAAAGTGAACATAAATTTAATGGCACCAATCAATCAGCTTGGCTACGGTATAGCTGGTTTAAATATCTTAAAAGCATTGCAAAAACAGTGTACAGTATCACTGTTCCCTATTGGTCAACCTCAAGTAACAACAGAGGAAGATCATAATCACGTAAAATTTGCTATAGAGAAAGCTCGTTTCTTTGACGCTAAAGCTCCATGCATCAAGATTTGGCATCAAAACGATATGTCTCAATTTGTAGGAAAAGGTGAGCATATTGGTTTTCCTATTTTTGAATTGGACGTCTTCGATGAGTTAGAACAGCATCACCTAAACTCTTGCGATAGACTTTTTGTTTGCTCAGAATGGGCCAAACAGACAGTGAAAAATAACCTTTCAGCCTTCAGTCGGACAAAGCGTCAAATTGGCGATGGCAAGCCGATAGATGTGATTCCACTTGGAGTAGACACAAATATTTTTAAGCCTACGCCATATATTGATGGTGGTAAAACTATTTTTTTCAATTGTGGAAAATGGGAGATTCGCAAAGGGCATGATTTTCTCATAAAAGCTTTCAAGATTGTAGCTGAAGAATTCGAAAATGTAGAATTGTGGATGATGTGCAGCAATCCATTTAACTCTCAAGAAGAAAATCTTAGATGGCAACAATTGTATAATCATCCAAAAGTTAAACTAATTCCAAGAGCTGAGACACAAGCTGAAGTGTATAATGTTATGAGTCAAGTTAGCTGCGGGGTGTTTCCGTCGCGTGCAGAAGGCTGGAATCTAGAGCTTTTAGAAATGATGGCTTGCGGAAAGTCAGTAATCACAACGGGATATGCTGCACACACAGAATTTTGCACAAAGGAAAACTCCAATATTATACCTATAGACAGCACAGAATCTGCATTCGATGGAAAATGGTTCTTTAATCAAGGTAATTGGGCGAAGATAGGAGAAAAAGAAATATCTTCCCTTGTAGACCTTATGAAAAATGTAATCAAAAGTGGGAATAAAACGAATATCTCTGGCATTGAAACGGCTCAAAGATTTAGTTGGGATAATTCTGCTGCAAAAATTTTAAAAAGTTTGGACCAATAATGAACGATGAAGAACATAAAACTTTAGCTAAATTAGAGTACTCTATTGATGAAGACGGTGAAATCTATATTGACATTTTAATAGAGGATTATTCAGACGAAACGCTTATTCAGTTTGCAAGGCTGCTGTCCTCTATACCAACGTCAAAATTTCAATTACAAACATTAGGGATTGCTCAAGAAGCTTTTTCTAAAGACGGCAGGCTAGAAGAACTAAAAATTCTGGTGTCTGAGATTGTTAAATTACAAGGATTTAATAAAATACTAGATTATTTAGAGACTAAGGATACTACTATTAATGAGGAAAAGGATAACCCTTTGATTAAACCCAGCGATTTAATGTGAGGAGTCAACGATGAATATTAAAAAGAAGATAGGTTGGCAAAAGTATGAAGATGTGATCGAAGAGCAGTTGGATTCACCTCTGTTGGATATGTTATACCAAAAAATGGGGGTAATTGATTTAGATGATGATGAAGATTTTGTTGAAGATGAAGATGATGAACCCACAACTCATCAAAATTTAATGATTCCAATAGACAGTAAACTTATAGAAAATATATCTTTGACGCAAAACTTTGACTGCTGGTTGGGTCACACTAATTTTAATATAACAAAAGAAATTAAAGATAAATTAAATCGCACTGAAGGGATTGAGTTACTAAAAATATGCAGTAGATACAGATTTTTCATTGGCGTTGGACGTATGTTTGATTTTGGAAATGTAAGAAAAGTAATTGAAGATTTGTTTTTAGAATAGGAAAAATTAATGAAAAGTTATGAGCATTATGTTAATGATGTCGAAACCATGAACGTTGCCCAAAATGCTGCGTCATCTTTTCGTAAGATTTTATCTCAGGACGAGATCAAAAGCTGTATATTGAACGCTATTTTACGAGCCGTGAACAAGTATGACAAAAGAAGCAAAGCTAAGTTTACCACATATCTTCACAGCGGCGTTGTTTTTGAATGTTTGAGTCAAAGGAAATTCAACAGGAACAACAACGCTCAATTACAGGTCAATATACCTGATCGTCGAGATCCTTTTGTTGATTTTGAGACCAGAGATCTGATAGAATCCGTGTGCGACGACCCTTCTTTGGTGATTGATAGGCTTTACGGAGACATGACCATCAAAGAATTGGCTGACACAAGAGGTGTTTGTGGAGAGACGATTAGGATAAGATTAAACAAAAGTCTAGAAAAAATCAAATACGCACTTAATAAAAGTGTATAATACATCATGGACACGGACTACAAAAGGAAAAAGGAAGATAAATTTTATTATTTTATAATTTGACAGGAGTTTTATTATGCCTATTGTAGCCGCTAGCGGAAATGGTTCCGCCCCGTCCGTCGAAAAGAATAATGGTGGAACAGTTGTTGGTGGTGGTAATATTTCCGCCACAGGTCCAATGACTAAAAATGTCAGTGTCAATAACATGGCCAATGATTTTGGAAAGTCTTTTGGGTCTAAAGTGATCGCAAAACTTGGAACCGGCAGCAAGTATACTGATCGTGTTGGTATCTCTGGTGCTGTTCCGGGATCAGTAACTGCCGGAACGACAGTTCTTGGTTACAAAGCTAATTCCACCCAATGGGTAATGAAAGGTGGAAATGTAACTGTCACCCTTGGAGGTGTAGCAAACACTACGTTGCGTGGAGGCCAAGCTGGTCCAAAGCCTGACCGAGACAGCACGAATCAGATTCAGAACACTAGGACTATCGGCTCTTTGGACATAGATGTTCTGGCACGTCCAAGCTCTGGTATTGCTTCTTATAGAATCATCACTGGTGGCGGTAGTAACATTAACTTTATCAATCCAGCGGTTGCAGGTGGAGCCACAGCCTCCGCAGACTCTGCCGCAGTTCCAACACGAGCAGTTCCCGGAGAACTGGTTTATATGTATGGAGCGGTATTGCCGAAGCAAGATAACTATAAAGCGAAAGATTCTTTCGAAAGCTAAAATTACCTTTTAACTTAAAAACTAGCCTCTGGATAACTCTGGGGGCTAGTTTTACGTCTTAACATAGGGGTTTTGCCATATGCTTTCACAAGATCAAGCAGCCGCTATAGCGACCCTCATAGGTGCCTCAGGAACCATCGCCTTGGCTATATGGAGAATAATAAGATTCTTTAAAGCGTTCTTTGATGAACAAGTCCGAATAGGAGATCATCTAAAGATAATAAAACAAGAAGTCACGCCAAATGGTGGTGGCTCCATGAAAGATATAATCAATAATTTAAAATGTACTGTTGACAGAATAGAAATTAGACAAAAAATTCTTGATCAAAGATCCAAAGCAACATTGCATTATTCACCGAATCCTTTGTTTGAAACAGACAAAGAAGGCAGACTGACTTGGTATAACGAAGCGTTTAAAACAGAAACGCTAGATCTTGGATCTCTTGATGGTCATGATTGGTTTTCTATCGTCGATGAAAAGAACAGAGAAGAGTTTATAACTGAAATAAACTCATGCTTAAGAATATGCAGGAAGATTGATATAGAGACCATTTCAGTAAATGGATGTACAGTAAGGTTTGTTGGTTTTCCGTATAAAGTTACAAATTCAACTCATGAAGGTTTTTTAATTCATTTTTTCCAAATAGGAGAATGCGATGAGCACAGAAGATATGGAACGGTCTAGTGGATTTCAATTAAACACTAGAGATTTGATTAACTTGGCAAAGAATGCGGCACTTATTGGTGGAGCAGCCGCTTTGACTGTTGTTGCTGAAAATGTAAAATTGATAGACTTTGGTGTATATTCACCTCTTGTCACCACGGTTCTAGCAATGGGCTTGGACACAATTTTGAAGTGGGCAAAAAACAACAACAAGAAGTAATTATATAGGAATATCAAAATGAGTGATTTTAATTCGCCAAAAGATCTTCTGAATGCTTATCGAAAAGGTTTTAATGGAGCGATCTGCGATCCAGAAGAAACGGCGACTTTGCTGGGTGAATTAAAAACACCTCTATTTGGAGCTGCTGCTTATAGACTGTATGGGTCGGGAGAAGGAAAACTCTCCCTCCCATACAAGTCTCTTTTAAAATTTGACCCTAAGTTTGGTGCATCAGAAAGACAAACAACAGGCGACTGTGTGAGTCATGCCACTAGGAATGGTGTTGACATCACCCGAGCAGTAGAAATAGACGTAAAGGGTGAATCTGAGTCGTTCGAAGCCAGAAGTGCCACAGAAGGCATTTACCAAAGCAGAACCAACAGTGGTCAAGGTATGACCTGCTCCAATGCGGCTAAATATGTCAGCACACAAGGTGGCATTTTATTGCGTAAGAATTATGGAGCAATAGACTTATCTACCTACAATTCTAAGTTTGGTGCAAATAAAACTATTCCTCAGTCAATTTGGATTGAAGAAGCTAAAAAACATCAAGTAAAAACTATATCGATGATAACAACCGTGCAAGAAGCCAGAGACGCTTTGGCCAACGGTTACGGCATCAGCGTTTGTTCTGGTTATGGATTCTCTTCCAAGAGAGACGGTAACGGTATCGCAGAAAGATCTAGCGGCTGGAATCATGCTATGTGTTGGATCGCATGTGATGACACAAGAAGTAAATTCAAAGAAATGTTATTTTTAGTTCAAAACTCTTGGGGTCTCTGGAACTCAGGGCCGAGGGTTCATGATCAGCCAGAAGGTAGTTTTTGGATCAGAGAAAAAGAAGCTAGAGGAATGTTGGCTGAACAAGGATCTTGGGTTTTTAGCAATGTTGATGGGTTCCCAGCTAAAGACCTACCAGATTATGGCACATCATCATTCTTATGATATGGAGATTGTAATGTATAAGAAAATATTAGCTTTATGTTTACTCTTTTTTCTTGACGGATGCGATCAAGATCAACGGTTCAAAAATCCAGCTCGCGCTTTTGTGGCTACGAGATTGGCTCAATCATTTTTAACGAACATTGAAACTCCTGACGACGAAAAAGAAGAACTTTGTGACGGTTCTGGTTTTATCATCCACGGTGACGGTCACAAGACTGAGTGTCCCGGATGCAAGGCTTGTCAAAAAAAAGAGCCAATTATAGATAATGCTATTGCGGCAACACAAGATCCAGAATATTATATATATCAGATTGGCGCTGAATGGTGTGGCCCATGCAGACTCATGAAGCAAACCACTTGGCAAGATAAAGATCTTATAGAATTGATGGATAATAAAAAAATAAAACTCAAATTCATAAACGAAGAAGATGCAGAAAATAAGAAATATCTTTCTTATTACAAGATTACTAGATATCCAACAATACTGTTGATCAAGTCCAATGAACTTGACAAGGTTCTTTATAAGAGAATAGGGTTCAGTAATTCTAAAGATATAAAAAAAATGATTGAAGGATTGGGTGTCCAATGAATCAAGAAAATGAAGAGCTAAATGATATAGCGAAGAAGGTTGCCGCTCATCGATTTTCAGGTGATGAAAATTATAGCATTGATCCATTCTTTATCATTGCTATTGCAGGCTTGATTATAAACATTTCAAGATTTATATATGAATGCAATCGAAGCAAGAACAAGGAAGATTTATTCGATGAAATAAAGAATCCTTCCGTAATGTATAAACTACTATTGCACAGAAACATTAAAAAGAAATGGAAATCTAAAAAAGATCGTGACTCAGTCTATAAATCTATGATAGAGGTTTCTAAAGGTCTATCGGGACAGGAATTAACTTGCATATTCAATGAAGCGGAGAAAAAACAATGACAGTATTTCAAATGGTTGTGGTTGGTTTAGGTGTTGTTTTAGGAGGCAGTGTTCTTTGGGGTGAGATTCCAAAGGGCTTTTTCAAAAAGAAACAGCCATCAAACAAACCAGAGCCATCTATCGAGAAAGATGTTCAGCCAGAAGTCAAGAAAGAATCGAGTGTAGACAACGTAGATGGGCTTACAGAGTTAACTCAGATGGTGATAGCATGGGAAAATTTAGCATCTCAATGCAAGAAAAATAACTTAATACAAGCTTTCAATGAGCTTGAAAAGATTTTTCCTTTGCTTGTAAAGGTTGACAAAACTCAAACGGTTTCGCAAGAATTTATTCCGCTGCCGCGATGGCAAACACCAATAACAACCAGTGAAACAGGACATTCAAATGAGTAAAAAACTTAAGTTATTATTAGCATCAGCAGTTTGCGTGATTGGTATTTTTGGCGAGTCAACGTTTGATGCAATCAAGAATATAAGTCCAGCAAAGATTACAGTCAAAATAGATGAGCCTTCAATAGAATATAAAACTCTGGTGCAGCCAGTGGTTGAAACGAGCTTCAGTTCTGAGGATTCAGATTTATTGTTTTATTTTTACTCAGAGATGGCTGACATAATAAACGCAGATAAAGAGTTTATTCAAACTACCGAGCAATTCAGAAAGTTTAATATGTTTGCTGGAGAGTTATACTTTAATACAAAGTTAAAAGATAAATATGAAAATTTAGGTGAAGATATTGACAACGTTATTGTTCAGTCAATCGGTAAAGAAAGCGTGTCATTAGATAGCTCCAAGCGTGAAAAGCTTGTTCAAACTTTAAATGCTTTATCTTGGGGTGTCAAACAATGATAGATGATATTCTCAAGGCGTTGCTTTCTAGGGTCGGAATAAAAGAAAAAGACATAGACAAAGCAAAAGAGCTTTTGGAAAAAGTTGAATTCACAATAAAAGATGGTAAAAAAGTAATGATAGTTCATATAGGTGAAGGAATTGAGCTTAGTGTTGTTCAAAAAGAAAACTAATAAAACCCCTCCGTAATGACGCATTGCGGGGGGATTTTTTTTTAGAAATTGTTTTGATAAACCACCTGTGTAAGACTATAATAGATTACCCTATTCCATTTACAATTCAACTATTTAAGCAAGGAAGACAATGCAAGTTACAAAACGTAACGGAGAAAAAGAAGATTTTTCTGTAGAAAAAATTCATAAGGTTCTTGAGTGGGCGACAAAGGATATCAACAATGTAAGTTTTTCTGAGGTAGAAATGAATGCTAATCTATCTCTTTACGATGGAATATCAAGCTCAGAGATTCACCAGATCTTGATTAAATCTGCAAATGATTTAATCTCAACGCAAAGTCCAAATTATCAGTATGTTGCGGCTAGACTGCTAAACATGCAACTGAGAAAAGAAGTATGGGGCTGCGGCGATGTCCCAACGGACTTCACTCTGTTCCTACAAAGGAATGTGGACAATGGTGTCTATCACGATCACGTTTTAAACAAATGGACTGATGACACTAAGCCAAATGATCCGTACCATAAGGTGCGTAATCTTGGAGTGTATATAAATCACTCTCGTGACGATCTTTTCACATATGCTGGCTTACAGCAACTCATTGATAAGTATCTTGTCAAGAATAGAAGCACCGGGGTTATTTATGAAACGCCTCAGTATGCCTACATGTGTATTGCCATGTGCCTGTTCGATTCTGTAGAGGGCGTTAAGCGTGCCTACGATTGCTACTCTACCTTCAAGATCAACCTGCCTACTCCTATCATGGCTGGAGTCAGAACCAATATCCGTCAGTTTGCAAGCTGTGTGCTTGTTGACGTGAATGATGATATAGATGGTATCTTTTCTAGCATCCACGCTGTTGGCAAGTATACAGCCAGAAGAGCTGGCATCGGTTTAAATATAGGAAGAATCAGACCAATCAATTCTCCCATCAGAGGAGGAGAAGTTATTCACACTGGCGTTATTCCTTATCTAAAAAACTTCGAATCCGCAGTAAAATCTACAAGTCAAAATGGCCTAAGGGGTGGGTCAGCGACCGCCCATATCCCATTTTGGCACTATGAGATTGAAGATGTCTTGGTTCTTAAAAATAACGCTGGAACTGACGATAACCGTGTGCGAAAATTAGACTACTCAATTCAATTTTGTAAATTATTTTATGATCGTCTGATTGCAAATCAAGATATCACACTGTTTAGTCCTCATGAAGCAAAAGGATTATACGAAGCGTTTGGTGACAACAAGAAGTTTGAAGAACTTTATTTAAAGTATGAAAATTCTAGATCTTTAAAGTTTAAAAAGAAGATCTCAGCTAGAAAATTAGCGGAAATTTTTGCTCGTGAAAGACTTGAAACTGGTCGAATTTATTCAATGAATATTGATAATGCTAATGAGCATGGATCGTGGAATATACCATGCTATATGTCTAATTTATGCCAAGAAATTATACACCCCACGGTTCCAATCGAATCTATAAATGACCCAAAGGGTGAAATAGGTATTTGTATTCTATCGGCACTCAATCTACTAGAATTGAACAACGAAAAGGATATTGAATTAGCTTGCCGGATAGCTGTGCAGACTTTAGATTCTGTCATAGAATATCAAGAATATCCAATATTAGCTGGCGAAACCTTCACAAAGAACAGACGTTCTCTTGGTATTGGAATTACTAATTTAGCTGGATTTTTAGCTAAGAATAAGCTATCTTATAATGATGAAGCTGCATTAAAACTTGTTCATGAAACGATGGAGCAAATACAATGGCATTTGATCAACGCTAGTTGTGAATTAGCTGAATCTCTTGGGCCTTGTCCAAAGTTTAAAGATACGAAATATTCTCAAGGCTTGCTACCAATTGATTGGTATAAGAAAACAGTCGATGAGCTTGTTGAACCTAAATACAATATGGACTGGGAGGGGTTACGTGAAAGGGTCAAGAAACATGGTCTTCGCAATTCTACTTTATCTGCTATTATGCCTTGCGAAAGTAGTTCTGTCATTCAAAACAGCACCAATGGAATCGAACCAGTCAGAAGCTTATTGATCCATAAAAAGGCCAAGAATGGTGTTCTTAAACAACTTGTTCCAAACTATAACTCGCGAAAGAATTATTATACTATAGCTTGGGACATAAAAGACAACAAGTCTATTCTCAATATAGCTGCTGTTATTCAAAAGTTTGTTGACATGAGCATGAGCACTAATTTATACTACAATTATTCTCATTATTCAGATGGAAATATTCCTCTTAGTGCGCTGATCAAAGATCAGATTTATGGTTATAAATATGGTCTAAAAAACTTCTATTATGCTAATACTCCCGATGGAGATGGGGATACTGAAAAAGATATGAACTGTGACTCTGGAGCATGTGCTATATGAAAACAATTTTTAATCTCAAAAACGTTGACCCAATGAGTCAGCCATTGTTTCTTGGAAAAGATCTTGGCGTACAAAGATACGACATAATCAAATACCCTATCTTCAAAGAGCTTGACAGCAAGCAAATGATGAACTTCTGGAGACCAGAAGAAATTGAACTAAAGAGAGACAGGGGAGATTTTAAGCAGATGAGTGACAATGAAAAATTCATTTTCACATCCAACCTTAAATATCAAACGATGCTCGACAGTGTGATCTGTCGTGGAGTTCCAACTCTTCTTGAGTTTGTCACCAACACTGAGCTAGAAGCATGTCTGATGACTTGGCAATTTTTTGAGAAAATTCACTCTCAAAGCTATAGCTATATCATTCAGAATGTGTACTCTGATCCTTCAGAAGTTTTTGAAGGAATTTACGAAGATAAAGAGATTATTAAACGTGCAAATACTGCGATCACAGACTATAATAATCTGATGGGTATGGCGTGTTGTACAGATAAAAAATCTGATATCAAAAAACAAATCTACATGACTATCATCAGCATAAATATTTTGGAGGCTATTCGTTTCTATGTCAGTTTTGTTTGTAGTTTTGCTTTTGCTGAAAACAAAAAGATGGCTGGAAATGCTGATATCATCAAACTCATAAAGAGAGATGAAGCTCTGCACTTGATGAACACGCAGCAAATTCTAAAGATTCTACACACGGAAGAGTCAGAAGGCTTTGTTCAAACTGCATATGAATGCCGAGAAGCTGCCACAAAAATGTTTGAAAATGCAGCCAATGAAGAAAAAGAATGGGCCTCTTACTTGTTCAAAGATGGATCTATCATCGGTCTCAATGAAACCGTTTTACATCAATACATTGATTGGCTATGTATGTCAAGAAGAAAGGCTATTGGGCTACCTTACGACAACGTTGGGAAAAACCCAGTGGCTGGATGGACTCAAGCTTGGATGCAAAGTGAAAGTGTTCAGGTCGCACCTCAAGAACACGAAATAACATCTTATAAGATTGGTGCAAGTAAAAACGATATAGACAGCATGGATTTTGGAGATTTAGGACTATGATGATCAAAGAAGACAATGAGAATCTTTCGGATTATATTTCAAAGATTAAACAATGGCATTATGACCGTAACCTTATAGAAGGAAGCACAGACAAGGATCAAACCTTAAAGTTACTGCAAGAGCTTGGAGAGCTTTCTGACAGCGTTTGTAAAGGAAAGAGCGTTGCTGACGACATTGGAGATATGATGGTCGTACTGATCAACATAGCTGAAAGGAACAATCTCTCTGTCGCTCATTGCTTGGATGTTGCTTGGAACGACATTAAAGATAGAAAAGGAAAGATGATAGATGGAATTTTCGTAAAAGAGGAATTACAAGTAATTTTAAATCTTTCATAAAAGGCTATCAAATGACAACAAGAAGAAGAAGACCAGATAACGTCGTCAGCAAGAAAGTAAATTATAAATCAACTCCTAAATCAACTCCTAAATCAACTTCTAAATCAACTCCCAAGATAACGCCATTAGAAGCGAAAACAGAAAACCAAAGAGATTACATCAGAGCTATCGTAGAGAATGATATTATCTTTTGTTCTGGACCTGCTGGCTGTGGGAAATCCTTTATTGCCGCTGGAATAGCAGCCGAACATTTGCACTCAGGATTGGCTAAACAGGTCATCATAACAAGACCTCTTGTTTGTAGCGGAAAAGATATAGGGGCATTGCCCGGAGAAATGAGTGAAAAAATAGCTCCGTATCTCCTGCCGATGGAAGAGAATTTAAAGTTTTTCCTAGGGCAAGCCTACTATGGTTATTACCTCAACGAAAAACAAATTCAATACAGACCTCTGGAGGTGATGCGTGGAGCAACATTTCATGATGCATACATGATATTGGATGAAGCTCAGAATTGTACGGAAGATCAAATCAAGATGTTCGTATCAAGAATGGGTAAAAATTCTAAGGTTCTCATAAATGGAGACATCAATCAGGACGATTTAAAGGGTAAAAGCGGCTTGGCGAGATGCATCAACAAGCTTGAAAATATCGAAAGCATTGCAATATGTAAACTTGGATATGAAGACATACAAAGGAATGGAATCATAGGAAGATTTTTGAGAGCATTGGAGAATTAATTTATGCCAACATATAGTTTTTGTTGCGAAGATTGTGCTGCAACAATTGAAATTGAATGTAGGGTCGCAGAGTATAAGGCCAAATCAAAAAAGGTTTCATGTTCAGTCTGCAACTCGAAAAATGTATACAGAGATTTTAAGGCTGACAACGTTCAGGGTTCTGTTAAAAACGTAAATACTATAGGTCAATTGGCGGATAAAAACGCTAAGAAAAATAAAACTAAAATCAGTGAAGCAAAGCATAAGCAAAAAGAATCTACGATTCAAGCACCAGAGCCTTGGTATAAAAACGAAAAGTTTGGATCTGCTACTCCCAAAGAAATAAATAAAATGTCATCATCACAAACAACTAAATACATAATGGAGGGAAAACATTGAAATACATAGACAATCATTTGATTCCAAGTGAAGATGTTTCTACGATGTTGTTCAGCAAAACCGGAAATATCATAGAAAAAAAAGAATCACACAAAGTTACACATCATGCTAAAATTGTACAAGCCGTAGATCGAGAAGAAGTAAAAGAAAGTTATTATATAAGAATTCATCAAGGTACACTCTTCGATCCTTATGGACCATACGGCAGGAGAGAACGGGTACTGGACACACAGATGAAAAAGGTTTCTAAAAATACTTTTGATTTATACCTCACGTATTTGAAAACAAACAACAGTATTTATTTAACAAAAGCTCAGAGAGGATTTTTAAATGACTAAAAAAGGACCGTTGGGCAAAGTAGAAAAGTTCTATGTTGACAATAATTTGGAAATGTCTATTGATTCTTTGTCTAAAGATCTAGACAGAGCGAAGTCTACAATAGAAGGATATTTAAAAACCATAGTGACCAGTGAAACCACAAAGGCTGAAACATTACTTTATCAGCAGTTTGCAAGGAATGGCAAGGGTGCAACAGTGATGACCTCAAATGCATCAGAATTATCTGATTCAAAAAGATCTCAGTCAGCAAAGAAAACTTCAAGAAATCCTTGTGTAGCAAAAATTAGGGAACAAAATGGACGATGAAAAATGGGCAAAGTTTTATTCTTCAGACAAGAAGAATGTCAATAAGCTTTTCATTAAAGTCATGACATCTGATGGTGAGCATTTTTTCTTTTCAGATTACGATCATTGGTTTCTGGTAAAAGAACATTGTGAAAAAAAAGAAGTCTTCATAAAAGATCTACACTTGCAATTCAGGTCCACGAAATGCATAATAGACATTGGAACTCCAGATGCTGTCTACTTGGTTAGATCAGCGTGGGGGTCCATAGGAAGACCAACAAGAGATTTCTATACTGTGGGTCTACTGAAAGACGATGGGTATGTCCATAAGCAAATGTGGGTAGTCCCAGAGCTTCTCCTAGACAAAGAGTACGAAGATGATCTATCAGAATGTTTTGAGGAGGCATTGATTTACGATGATAGAAAAAAGAAAAAGAACAGACAAGAGCAAGTATAAGCACGAGTCTACAGGTGATCACTGTACTTGTGCAGCCTATGTTGCTGAAATAATGTGTCGAAAAAATGCAGAAAATAAAAACGAAGGATCGTTGCCTTATAAATTCTGGAATAAAAAACCTTGGGATTGGACCTTTAGAAAACAGCTTTACGCTGCGAATAATTTAATCAAGTTATTCTCAGAAGAAGCTGTTGTCAAAGCTATCAACTCATCTGAGTTTTATGGCATATTTTCTTTAAATCATCCGAAAGTCAATGGGGTAATTCGCAAATATCAGCTATCATTAGATGAACAGGAAGCTAAACCGAAGCAAGAAATAGAAGTCAAAAATGACGCTAAGGTAAGAAAATCTAGTTACGGTGGTAAAAATATTCTAAATAGATTGAGGAACATCGAGAATGGCGAAAAAGTCGAAGACGTTGATAACTGATAGTGATTCGGATCAGATGGTGGCAACACTAATCAAGAAGTATGGAAAGATCATTCAATCTGGCACCGAGGTTCTACAGAAATTAGAATCGTACAAAACCATAAGTATCGGTCCAGCGTTGGACATCGCTCTGGGTGGCGGAATCCGTGAAGGTCAGTGCGTTGTAATGACAGGAGATCCGAAGACAGGCAAGACAACAACCGCTCTTTATTTTGCAGCGAAGGCTCAAGCTGAAGGCAAAAGGATCTATTATTTAAATACGGAAGGTAGATTAACAAAGGAAAACTTTCACGGCATCAAGGGTTTGAACATTGAAGAAATTCAGATAGTTCAAGCTACAGATGACAAGCCTGTTATCTCTGCTGAAACCTATCTTAATATTTTAGAACAACTGATCAAAGAAGAAGAAAACTTAGTTGTGATTGTAGACTCAACATCAAACATGGTTCCTCAGGATGAGATTGATGGAGACATCAGAAGCGGTGTACGTAACGCTTTGCCTAGATTGCTGTCAATGTTCTTCAAAAGAATCAGTGGCGACATGGCAAGAATGAAAGCTATAGCTATATTTGTTACTCATAATATTGCTAACACTGGAGGTTCTAAATATGCTCCAGCCAAAATGGCTGACTGTGGGAATATGATTCAGTTTCAGGCCGGTACAAATATGGTTATTACTCACAGAGGAAAGTGGGAAGTTCCAAAGGAATCCGGAAACCATGTGGGTCAAGTGGCGAATTGGCAGATCAAGACTTCCGCCGCTGGTGGTCGTCCAATGAGCACAGCTCAAAGTTGGATTAGGTATGGAATCGGAATCGACGAATCTCAAGAGATAGCTCAGATCGCCACAGAGTTCGCTATAATAAGCCTAAAGGGATCTTGGTACACTATCAATAAGTTTGTAGAAAAGGCAGAAGATCCAATCATAAAGACTTGGCTAACAGCAAACGGTATTGATTCAACCAAAGAAGAAGAAGTAATCAAAGCCTTTAAGTTTCAAGGGATAGAAAATGTTGTAACATTCTTGAATGAGAATGAAACTTTATTAAACTATCTAAATGAAAGCATCAGAGAAGTATTGCTATGAAAGTTTTTGGGTTGAACGAAAGAGAATATATTCTAGATCTTAAAAAATGCTCCAAACCAAGAGATCGATGTTCTGTTTACCATAAAATGGCCAGAGTCCTGCTTCATGAAATGTTTTCTGGCTACAATATTTATGAAGAGGTTAAATTACCGGGATCTACAGATCCTTCAAAAAAATCCGTTTTATACCTTGACTTCTTTATACCCAATGGTAAAGTTGGAGTAGAGGTTCATGGAGAGCAGCATTTTAAATTTGTACCGTTTTTTCATAAAACTAAAATGCAATATCTACAAGCTAAAGCAAGAGATGTCGCTAAGATACAGTGGTGTGAAATAAATTCATTCAAATTGATTGAGCTACGCTGGGACGATAATATAGAATATTGGAGAGAAAAAATTGAACGCAGCAGATAGATTAAGAAATTTTTTAGATGGCATAGATGCGTACGTAAACGCAAAAAACATTACCCCAACACCGTTTAATGCAGAGTTCGCTATTGCAGAAACGTTCACCCTTGAACAAATGCAGAAACTCATTCAAGATGAATGTTTTAATTATGCATATTTATTGTATCAATATGCTGATCATATTTCTCATGAGCGAGCTAATTGTGAGAATGTAATAAAATGGTGTGATTACAATCTTCAAAGTATCATCGCAGAAGATTTGAAAAATGGCGTATGGGAACAGTACGCAAAGCATGAAACGAAGGTGGCTACTATTCTTAGGGATAATGAAGTTGCTTTTAAAATACATGAATGGAAAATGACAGCAGAAGGTCGTCTTGAAAATGTGAAAAACAGAGAATATAACATTCGTCGCAAGGCAGATATCTTAATCGAAAAAGGAAAGAAAAGATGAGTAGTGAAGTTATGCAAGCGTTTTTAGACTCTTTGACAGATGACCAAAAAGCTAAACTTATAAACGAGTTGTCTAAATCAATACCTATTATTAATAAAGAAGAAGTGGTTTCTTCTAGTAAGCCTCGTGTACAAGTCAACGAGGATTTTACCGTTGTTCGTGGTGAAAATTATTCAGATAAGAGGAAAACTCAGGTGAAAGCAAAGAACAATCAGTGGAGCGACATTGGTGAAGATCGTGATCCAAATTTTGATGCAGAGAAGTTTGAGCGTATGGGCAAAGCCATTCGAAACCGTGAAAGAACAAAGAAGCAATCTGTTGATTGCCACGTTTGCGGAAGGTCAATTGAATTAAATTCAAACCTAGTTTACGGAGAATTCATTCGATGTAATAGATGCACTGGGAAGTAAAATGGATTCACAACTTTCTGATATTGGAGCAGAACGTGCTGTATTAGCAGGGCTTTTTGCTTACGGTCTAGACTCATACGTCGAGATAAACGATTTCATTACACACAATAGCTTTGCTCATCGCAGCAATCAGGTTATTTACAAGTGTATAGAAAAAGTCCTTGAAAAAAGCAATGTCATCGATATCCCGTCGATCCTGTCGGCGGCAGAGCAACTCAATCTATCAGAAGCAATACAAACAAAACAAGAGCTAGAATACATCAGAGACTTGATGGATTATCCAGTCAAGCAAACCAATGTATTGATCTTTGCTGCTCAGGTTAAGAAGTTTGAATTTGCCCGTAAGGCTAGACTTATAGCCAACAAGATAGATAAAGATATATCATCTATCAATGGTGATGAGACTATAGATGAAATCATTAGTCTTGTAGAAATGCCGTTGATGGATTTTCTACGAGGCGATGACTCTGGTAAAAAACCCGAGATGCTCGGAGACGACATTGATGAATACCTTGATTTTCTCATAGAGAATAAATGCGACCAAATCGGATTGACCAGCGGTTTTCCGAGATTCGACTCTGTTGTTGGAGGAGGTCTGCGTAGAAAATGCGTTGACTTAGTCTCCGCTCGTCCCGGAGTCGGTAAGTCTGTATTTGGTGACAATGTAGCATTACACAACGCTCGCAAAGGCATCCCTGTGTTGATGCTAGACACAGAAATGTCCAAAGAGGATCATCTCAATAGAATTTTATCTAATATCAGCGGAGTTGACATAGGTGAAATATCAACGGGAAAATTCTCAGAAGATGATGAAAAGCTTATTCGTGTGAAAAAAGCTAAAGAAGAAATCAAAAGTATTCCATACACTTATGCGAGTGTTGCAGGGATGCCGTTTGATGCACTTTTGAACATCATCAAGAGATGGATATTGAGAAGTGTTGGTCAAGATGATAACGGCAAGACAAAAGACTGTTTGGTTATTTGTGACTACCTAAAGTTAATGTCTTCAACATCTATCAAAAACAATGTACAAGAATATCAAGCTCTTGGTTTTCAGATAACCGACCTTCATAATCTAGCTGTCAAGTATGATTTTCCATGCTTGTCTTTCGTTCAGTTGAACAGAGATGGTATCACTAAAGAGTCTACGGACGCTGTGAGCGGTTCTGATAGACTCATTTGGTTATGCACATCTTTCTCCATATTCAAACTAAAGTCTGTTGAGGAGCTTGCAGAAGATGGACCCAATGCAGGCAATCGTAAGTTGGTAACATTAAAAGCTCGTCATGGAGCTGGTTTGATCGATGGTAATTATATCAACATGAACATGATAGGATCTCATGCCAAACTTGTAGAACTAAGAACTAGAAATGAAATGAGAATGTCTCCAAACGGAGGTATTATCGAAGGTTCGAATCTACCTTTTGACGCGGAGGAAGAATATGAAGATTGACAATGATGTGAAATTAGATTTTGATGATGTATTACTCGTACCACAAAGGTCAAAGGCTGCTAGCAGAAAAGATGTTGATTTAAAAAGAACGTTCAAATTCTATCATTCAAACAGAGATTGGAATGGAGTACCAATAATTGCTGCCAACATGGATACAACCGGCACCTTTAATATGGGAACATCATTATCAGCACATGATTGCTTAACATGTCTAAGTAAACATTATCAAGCATCTTCCGTTGCGTCATACTACAGCGTGCATAATAACCAAAGTAATGTTTGGGTAAGTGTGGGCATGGAAGATGATTCTGATAAAATCAGTGAAATAACAGATACTCTTGGGCACTCTCCCAATATCTGTATAGATGTAGCCAATGGATACACTGAGAAGTTTATAGATCGATGTGCCTCGATAAGAAGAAAATTTAATGACTCTATAATTATGGCTGGAAACATTTGTACCCCAGAAATGGTTTCAGAGCTTATTCTTCATGGTGGAGTTGACGTTGTGAAGGTTGGGATTGGTCCCGGATCTGCTTGCACCACGAGATTAAAAGCTGGCGTAGGATATCCTCAACTATCTGCGATTTCAGAATGCTCACACGTAGCTCATGGATTAAGCTCCGAGGTTGGTAGACTTGGGCTTATATGTGCTGATGGAGGTTGTCGTTACCCAGCAGATGTAGCCAAGGCTTATGCTGCTGGAGCAGATTTTGTTATGTTGGGAGGAATGCTTGCTGGGACATCGGAATGCGATGGTGAGTGGACATACGATGAAAACAACGAAAGAAAAAGTATGTCATTTTATGGAATGTCTTCAAAAAAATCTCAAGAAAAATATGGAGAAGGTCTTCAAGATTACAAAGCGAGTGAAGGCAGGGTAAAAACAGTTGAATACAAAGGTCCAGCGTACTTGACACTCAGAGATATTTTAGGCGGAATTCGTAGTGCTTGTTCTTACACGGGAGCAACAAGTCTTAAAGATTTTAGTAAAACCGCTAAGTTTATAAGAGTCAACAGAATACACGATAATAAATCCGTAGAGGAATTATGATCATTTATATATTGATGGCTAACACAAGGTCACGATTTATATGAAGACAACAAATGCTCGTCTTGATCTTTCTAAAGTAAAAGATATAATTTTTGACGATATATTCATACTTTTAGACAGTTTTAAGTTGGAATACACTCAGGATAATGATAATATCTTTATGAGGTGTCCTATTCATGAGGGCAGCGACAATCCAAACGGACTGTCCATTTCTTTGAACAAGCAGATGTGGAAATGTTGGACCCGTGGCTGTCATGATCATTTTCAATCAGACATTTTTGGTTTGATAAAAGGGTTATTGGACACAGAATCATTCTCTGAAGTGTTAAAATATACTTCTAAATTGTATAATTTTCATGGTGCAAAAAGCGATAAGATCATTATCGACACTGTTTCTGGATATGATGCAGACGACTGTTATCATGACTTTAATAAAATTGTTAGTTCTATTGCTAGATCTAAAAATAACCCTGATGGCTGCACCAAGTCACTCAATAATGATTTGTTAGGAGACTCAGGGGTCACGTCTCCTTATTTCTTATCCAGAGGATTTAAAGAAGAAACACTAAAATTCTTTGAGGTCAAAGAGACGAAAGATCGCCAAGGAATTTTTCGGAACAGAGCAATTATCCCCATTCGGTTCAAATCCCATGCTGTTGGATTCATTGCTAGAGCAACCAAAGAATGGGTACAACCAAAATACATTTTCTCCGAGGGTCTAAGAAAAACAGATTATTTATATAATTTTGACAACGCTATCAGTTCTGCACAACACACAAACTCAATGTTTTTAGTGGAAGGTCAAGGTGACGTTTGGAGACTGTGGGAATGTGGAGTTCGCAATTGTGTTGGATTATTTGGAAAAGATATATCCGGAGCACAAAGAAGTTTATTGTTGAAGTCAGGCGTGACAACTCTCATCGTGTTGACAGACAATGATCAGGCTGGAAGAGAATCTAAAATAAAGATAAACAGAGACCTCGGTAGATTATTCAAATTAATTTTTCCAAACATCAACGCTAAAGATATTGGTTCTATACAAAATAAAACCGTTAAAACAAATATCTTAAAAGACTTAAAAGGATACTATTAATGATTTTAGGAATTTCTGGACGCAAACAGGCTGGCAAAAACACGACTGCAAACATCTTGCACGGTATCGTTCTCAAGGAACAGGGATTTATTAAAGATTGGGAAATTGGAGATAGTGGTCAATTATTGATCAAGACGTCTGGTGTCGATGGTTTGGGCGAATTCTGCGTTGAACGTAAAGATAAAGCATTTGTAGCATGGGCAGATAATAATATGTGGCCATTTGTCAAGCTGTATAGTTTTGCAGACAGTCTAAAATGGATGTGTACAGAACTTTTTGATATTCCAAATGAATGTGTTTGGGGAACCAATGAACAGAAAAATCAAATTCAAGAACATCTACTTTGGGAGAATATGCCACAAGTATTGACTCCTGCTAACTGGTCTATTTTTGAAGGTAGATTAAATCCACTTATAAATACCAGTCCAGAAGAAATAGGAATTACACTCAAAGAAGGACCAATGACTGCTCGTGAGTTCATGCAATACTTGGGTACAGATGTTATGAGAAAGATGTATGAGCCAATTTGGGTTAAAGCATGTCTTAAAAAGATACAACACGAACAATCTCAATTGGCAATAATAGCAGATGTTCGTTTTCCAAGTGAAGTTAAAGCAATGGAGCAAGCTGGCGGAACGGTGTTGCGACTAACAAGGAAAGTTTTCTCAGAAGATAATCATTCCAGCGAATTAGCTCTTGACAATTACTCATTTCTTAACATCGTAGAAAACAGCAATGAATCAATAAATGACCTGATAGACAAGGTAAAATCTTTTTATCTCAACACAGTAAAACCCACTTACCTTAATTAAAGGAATCTAATGCTAATAACGTATGTAAGAAGTTCCAGTTACAACAATTATGATTTTTGCCAAATGCAATATTTTTTGACTTATGTCTTAGGGTGGCAATCTGATAGTGGCAAAAAGGCAGATATGGGAACAATGTCACATAAGGTTATGGAAATTTTAGCTTCCTTGAAAAAATACCAACAAGACAATCCACGCAAAAAGATTCTGGAAATACAAGACGATAAATGCGGGAAAGTAAAGGTCTCAAAAGATGAGCTTTACACCGATGGGTTTGTTGATAAAATTATTGATCTATCGATATTGAAATATTCAGATGGTTCAAGACATAAATTTCTTAAAAGTGATAAAACAGATGTTCGAAATACGGTTTTTAGCTTTTTGACGCATACAGACGGACTGTTTGACCCCAGAAACAGAAACATTCATCATCCAGAAGCTCACTTTGATCTGCTCATAGAAGAAGATTGGGCTAAATTTGAATATGAAATAGACGGCAAAATGGTCAAGGGTCAACTCGCAATAAAAGGAACCATTGACTTGACAACCTTGGTGAATGACTCTACAATAGAAGTTATCGACTGGAAAAGTGGCAGACGTATGGATTGGGCCACAGGACAAGCCAAGGATTACAAGAAGCTGGAAGATGACCCTCAGTTACTTTTATATTTCTACGCTATTTCCAGATTGTATAAAGATTTTCCCAATAGAATAATGAGCATCTTCTTTTATAAAGACCCTGATGGTAAGCCAGATCCAAAACCTTTCAGTATTTGCTTTGGACCAGAAGATGAGCAAAGGTTTTTAGGAAAACTTAAAAACAGGTTTTTAGAGATTCAACAAAATAATAATCCAAAGCCTGTAGATCCAACAAGAAACAACATGAAGTGTAAATATCTATGTCATTTTTGCAAAAACAATTGGGAGGATACCAATGAGAATATGTGTATATACATAGAGAAACACTTAAAGCAACACGGCATGAAAGAGACTATCAAAGATTGCACACGTCCCGGTTTCAACATAGGTTTCTATGAAGCACCGGGCTAAAAAAAGAAAGATTTATCATGTTACATCACGTTCATATTGGTCGCAGAGGCTTCTTGCAAGCTGGAGTTTTAGCTGCAATCGGTCATAATATGACTCTTGCCGACATCAAGAGTCACAATAGTGTGGAAGGCACAGCAAAGAGTGTGATATTTATATATCTTCCCGGAGGTATTGCTGCTCAGGAATCGTTTGATCCTAAAATCAATGTGCCTGTAGAATACAGAGGGTCAATGAAGCCAATCAGCACCAATGTCGATGGTATTCAGCTCAATGAGTCTTTGATCAAAACAGCGACGATTGCAGATAAGTTGACAATACTTCGCTCTATGACTCATGGAGAAGCTGCTCATGAACGAGGCACACACAATATATTCACTGGATATAAACCAAGTCCAGCGATTCAATACCCATCCATAGGGGCCGTTGTCAGTCATGAATTTGGATCTAGAAACAGTATACCTGCGTACATTTCTATTCCAAATCAATCAAATGAATTTGCTGGAACTGGTTATCTCAGCAGTTCTTTTGGTTCTTTTGATCTTAACTCTGATCCTGCTAGTGATAATTTTCAGGTGAAAGATCTTGCTCTTCAAATAGACGCCAAAAGATTTGACAAAAGGAAAAAGGCTTTAGAGCTTATAAACTCAGATTTTATAAATCAAAATAAATCTGCAGATAGTTTGATGGCTATGAACTCCTTTTATGATAAAGCCTATGATTTGATAGGAAATTCTGATACTCAAGAAGCCTTTAAGTTGGAAAAAGAATCGCCAGAAACACGAGATAGATACGGTAGAAATACCGCTGGAGCCAGAATGCTTTTGGCTCGTAGGCTCGTGGAAGCTGGAGCAAGGTTCATCACCTTGACATATGGTGGTTGGGATATGCACGACGGCATAGAAAATGGTATCAAATCTCAACTTCCAGCTTTTGATCAAGGTTTTGCTTCATTGATTCAAGATCTATCAGACAGAGGGCTTTTGAGTTCAACTTTAGTTTGCGTAATTTCTGAATTTGGAAGAACTCCAAAAATTAATTCGACAGGAGGACGAGACCATTGGCCTAGAGTTTTTAGTTCAGTTCTTGCGGGTGGCGGAATCAAGGGTGGTATTGTTTACGGATCTTCGGATACAACTGGATCAGAACCTCAAAACAATCCTGTTGAGATTCATGATTGGGCAACAACGATATACCATCAAATGGGAATCAATGCTGACAAGGAACTGATGGCTCCCGGAGGCAGACCGATAGAAATTGTTGATTTTGGTAAAATTATAAAGGATATCATTATATGATAAACAGAAGACATTTCTTAGAGCATATGGGTGGACTTGCAGCTTTAGCGTCCACATCTTACATTTTTGGTAATAATATCATTGAAAATGCATCTAAATTACGTAAAGAACAAAAGTCTGCAATTTTAATATGGTTGGGCGGCGGTCCTCCCACTATCGATATGTGGGACTTGAAACCAAACAGCAAACATGCTGGTCCATTCAAGCCTATCAGCACAACTGGAGATTTTCAGATTTGTGAACATCTACCATTGTTGGCACAGCTTGGCGATAGCTTTTCTTTGATCAGAAGCATGTCCACTCAAGAAGCAGATCATGAGCGTGGCGCATACTATATGCACACTGGATATAAACCCTCTCCAACAGTGCAGCATCCATCCATTGGATCTGTAGTGTCCTTTGAGCTTGGAAAAAACAGAAAAGAATTAGATATACCATCGTTTTTTTCTGTCAACACCGGAAGTATCGGCGGTGGATTTTTGGGAACTTCACACAATCCTTTTGTGGTAGATTCCAATGGAAAAGTAAATAATCTAGGCAACAAACTCAATCTAAATCGTTTGGACGCTTTGTCTTTTGTAGAAGATAATTTTATCAATTCTAGACGAGGAGAATTGCCAAGAGACCATAAAAAGCTATATGAAAAAACCATAAAGTTAAACACTTCTCCGCAGATGGATGCTCTAAAAGTTGACGCAGAGCCTCAACAAGTGAAAGACGCTTATGGAAACACAGGCTTTGGCCGAAGCGTATTGATGGCACGTCGTTTGATTGAAGTGGGAGTTCCTTTTGTTGAAGTTGGATTTGGAGGCTGGGATTTACATCAAATGACTCACGGCACATTAAAAGACAATAAATTGCCAGAATTAGACAAAGCAATTTCCGCATTGATAGTTGATCTGAAAAGACTTGATATGTGGGAAAATACTGCTATCATCATGATGGGTGAGTTTGGTCGAACACCAAAAATCAATAAGGATGCTGGCAGAGATCACTGGGCTATGACTTGGAGTGCTTTTGTTTCTGGAGGGTTGTTCAAGAATGGGCAAGTCATTGGAGCAACTTCAGAAGACGGAACTCAACCTCAAGGATTGATCTATCAAGCTTCAGACCTTATGGCAACCGTTTGTTCTGCTCTTGATATAGACACCAGCAAAGATTATACGTCGAAAAATGGCCGACCAATGCGTATTGCAAATGGCGGAAACGCAATCAAAGAACTCATTTAATTTAAATCGCAAGGATAAAGAAATGCCAATTCCAAACAAGCAAAAAAATGAAGATTCAAATAACTTTATGAGTCGTTGTATGAGCGACCCAAATATGGGAAAAGATTATCCAGACAAAGAACAAAGAGTAGCCGTTTGCATGAGTAAGGCTTGCGAAGATATGAACTACATTGCTTCAGCAGATTTTCAGATGTATTTTGACGCTTATGGCTCTGAAGAAGAAATCAATGAAGATAATTTTTATATTCCACATTCAGACGAATACGTGACTGCTGATGAAGTGTCTTTTGAAGAATCAGAAGTTGAAATTTGGGATGTTTCTGTCGCAAAGCCGGGACTATGGGATAATATCAACAAGAAGAGAGACCGTGAAGGCAAAAATTACAAGCCAGCAAAACCCGGAGATCCAGATCGCCCAGACCCAAAGTCTTGGAAAAAGGCACAATCATTGCTGAGGATTGCTTTGGCATCTTATGATGATGGTCAAATGCAACGAGAGCAACTCAAAAAGATGCATGAGCAATTGATGGAAATTGAAGAATATCTAGAAGGTATTACTTTTGAAGAGTGGACCAAGGATATGATTTCCAAGGCTGAGGTTTATATTCAGAACATCTATGATTTTATCGAGGCAAATAAAATAGAAGATGAAGAGGACGACACAGAAGATGAATCTGAAGCAAAATTTAAATACGAAGACCCAAAGACTGGTGAAATTTATACGTACAAGCGTCAGGGTATTTATAAAAAAGACGGAAGAGTTTTAACACCGGCAAACGCCTCTGAATATCAGGGTCGCAAGGTTCAATTGGGCAAGCCTTTCAGGACTCCAGATGGTCCAAAGAAGTTTAGCGTTTACGTAAAGAATGAAAAGGGTAATGTTGTCAAGGTCAATTTTGGCGACCCCAATATGACCATCAAGAAAAATATCCCAGAGCGTCGGAAAAGCTTCAGGGCACGTCATAATTGTGACAATCCCGGTCCAAAATTTAAAGCACGATATTGGAGCTGCCGCAACTGGTGATGATATGTACAGTTGTCTTATTCTTATTTAAAGTAAAAGGTCGATAGATCATGCCTGAATGTCAATGTGAAAATGCCGGTTGGTGTGATTTATTCAAAAAAGAAATGACGTATGATCCTCCAAACT